GGGAAAACTGCACCAGCTTTTCACTGGCCCGCTCGGCGACTTCGGTCGCGGTCATGTTGGCCCGCTCCAGCGAGGCAAACATGCGGAACATATCCACATGCATCGCGGTGTTGATCGCGTTGGTCTTGCGGGCCTCGCGGTCGAGTCCAATAGAATAGTCGCCCGCGGTGGCCCACTCCTGCGGCAGCGCGTTAGGTTGCGTCGGGTCGTAATAAGTGACGCCCCCAGAGCGCAAATCGACTTCCCCTTCGTGCGTAGCTGGCATGAGGAGACGAGGGAACGCTTTGATCTCGGAGAGGGCGTCAAGCTGTTTGGCTAAAAAGTTGAGTTGGCGGGCTTCGGGTAGCGCCATCCATGCGGGCGAGATGCCATAAACGCCCTGCTGACTTTTGACATGCCTGCCCGCGAAGAAAGGTTTCTCGTCGTAACCGGAGTTACGGCAGACATGCTTGTTGCTTTGGTCAACGTAGACGCTGGCCCAAGGCTTGTTGGGGCCGTCGGCCTTATTGCGGTCGCGGTCGCTGTCTTCGCGCTTGTAGAGCGCATGAACGAAGCGGTGCTTAACGGTGCCGCCCTTGCCGGTGCGCCGGATCTCGGCCAACTTCTTCTGCATGGCAGGCGCAAGGTTGTCTTCGCCAAACTTGTCGGCGGCTTGCAAGACGGTCAGTTCCAGTTCGCGGAAGACGGTGTCGATCAGTCCCTCGTCGTTTTCGGCCAAGCTGTAGGTGCCGATGTCGAACTTGTGGAAGACAAGCGGGTGCGAGATGCCCGATTCGACGAACATGCAGTAACTGCCAAAGACGCTGTCGTCGTAGTAAAGTTCGTGGATCTCGGTGTAGAGATTGCTGGTGGCCAAGAGCAACTGGGTCGCCTCGGAACACTTGGCATACCACTGCTTGGCCTTGTCGCTCATCACGCCCTTGGGCGGCTCGTAAACGAACCACCGGCTGTCGGCAGGCGTGATATAGGCAAGCTGCCCGTTGGCCAGCGTGGCCGCGGCTTGGACGGCGCTCGTATCGAAAAGGACATCGTAGCGCGAAGAATCCGGCACACTGCGCTTGGCGCTGATCTCGGCTTTCCTTGGGAGAAAATATTCCGCCAACTCCTGCCAGTGCGTATCCCATGAGGCACGCTCGGAACCCAAGTCTTGGTTGCGGGCCAGAACCCAGTCAGCGAGTTGGACGTTGTCTTTCACCAGAGGTCGGGGTCGTTAGCCGCGGTAATGAGCAAGACGACGCCCACCGCAAAGACGGCCAGATGGAAAGTTAGCTCCATCCATTAGCCAAGGAGGCTGTTGGCTCCGGTGGCAGGATTGACGTAGCCGCCGGTTTCGCCCGCGAGGATCGACTTGCGGAAGCCGCTGCGCTTGGCCGCGGCAGCGCGTTGCTGGTCGGCAGCGTCATTGGCTCCCATCGTCTGGGCCTCCGGTGGCGGTGGCGGCGGTGGCGGCGGTGGCGGGAGCGGCGGCGCTTGGAACGCTGGCACAGGAGGAGGCGGTGGCGGGGCAGAGGGACGACGACCGCCGCCTCCGAAATGGCAACGGCAAGTCTGGTCAATCTTGGACGAGTGATAGTTTCGCATATTTTTGGATGAGTTTGTCGGTCGAAAAGAAAGTCAGCGGATGGCCGCTCCTCTCCCATGCGATGAGCGGAAGATAAAACGGTATGTGGCGCAATAGTTTTTTGACTAAACCCTGCAAGCCTTGGTCGTCGGCCAAGGCAAAGGCGTAGACATACCACGCGTCCCAGTCCGCACGCTGGAAGCCACACCAGACGTCGTTGATCATGTCTTGCGGTGCCGCACTGCACACCGGACGGGCCATCATCACATACTCCGGCGTGCTAAAGAAACAGCCATGCGAAAGGTGCGCGAGCATGTCCTCTTCAAACGTCCGCGGGCTGTCCGCGGTGTAGAGCATCTTGCACTTTTCGATTGGCGTCATCGTCGCACGATTGTCCTGCGGTTGAAGTCCAAGTCGCGGATGCCGGTCGTCACCACGGTCGGGCGCGGCTTGGCAAAGCCCGTCTTGAGCATCCCTGCCATCTCGGCCTCGGCTATCATGCGGAGCGCATCCGCGGCGTGGCTGGCCCAGTTGTGGACTGGCTCGTTGACCACGATGCCGGTCGCGCTCGACCGCTTGTAGGCGTAGTTGGCCAAGGCATCCAACCCACGCTCGCAGGCAGGCAGGCGGAAGCTGAAACGCGGGAACATTTGCAGGCAGGCGTTGATGCCGATCCAGATGTCGTGCGTCCGCGGCAGCACGCGCACGTTGGCCAGACCGGCCTCGGTATACACTTGGGCGTCGGCCTTGCCGCTGGTGCGAGTCGCCGCGGCATCGTGAGGCAGGAAATGCGTTCCGTAGCTATATCCCTTGGCCAGCATGTGACCGACGCGCTGGACAGGCGTCATGTCCAGATCCATGTCGCAGTCGATCACGCGGATCTCGTTGCCGCCAATCACTTGGAAATACCAGACCACCGTATTGACCGGACTGCCCAGATCCCACGCGGTGTGGACAAGCGTGCTGTTGTCGGTCTTGAAGGCGCTGATCGCACCGGAGGCGCGGAGCTTGTCCAGTTCGCCCGCGTAGATTGCGCCCTCGACTGGACTCTTGAAACACTCGTCCAAGGTGGTGGGAAATTCTCTAAAAATAAACAGACCCAAGTCGCGGGACTGGCGGTCATACCACAGGCGCTGTTGGTCACTAAAAGTGTGGCCTGTTTGTGACTGCATCTGATCAAGGTATTGACTGATCGCTGGACTAATCGTGGACACATCCCCTTCGACCACATAGGTCGGATCTTTCCACCACGGGAAGAAAACCACGCGCCAGTCCTTGTCCGTCTTGGCCGCTTCCGGCGTCTCCAAGGCACCCTTGACGATTTCCCACAAGTGGCCCCCTCGCCCGCCTTTCCAAGTGGTTTCGACGATGATCCGGCCATGCTCCGCGGACGGGATCGCGCCGGTCAGAATTTCCTCGGAGCGCCGCGGGTCATCCGCTTGGATCACGCCCCACTCGGAGAGGTGCAGCCAGTTGTTCGTGCCGCCACGGGCGCGTAGACCGGCAAAGAACGACGACGCGGCCTCACCGGCCACGCTGACCTCAAGGATCGAACCGGAGTCACGCACCTTCTCAATGCACTGCAAAGCAACCGGAGGGAGGTTGTCCAAGGCGACCTTGGCAATCGTCGCTAACTTTCGCTCGGCATCCGCCGCGGTCTGATCGACAAGGCTGCACTGGGTGCCAGCGTTCCACAGCATCTGGTCGGTCAGCAGGACGTCAAGCGCGGTGGACATGCCCAGACGGCGGGCCTTGAGGATGATAAGGCGCTTCACGCCCTCCTTGAACAGCATGTCGTAGACGCGCTGCTGCTCCGGCCTCGGCTCAAACTTGATGATGCGCCCGTCGCTCGCCTGCTTGATGTGATACAGATTGCGAAGCCGCCAGAGCGGGTTGGCCAAGTCGTCGGTTGTCACGCGGGTTTGTCGGTGGCTTTCACGATTCCGCGGAAGACGCCAACAAACTCGTCGGTGAGGTCGTGTTTCACCTCCTGCTTCTCGGCCTCGGCCAGACCCAGCAGCTTGACCAGTTCGCGGATGGCTCCGGTCGCGGCACTGTGGTCGTTGTCTCGCCGCGCTGAATGGTAGGTGTCTTTCAAACAGGCGACCACTTCGATGATCGTGGCTTCCTTTAAGGTCATCCGCGTCTCGCGCACAATGGCATTGGCCGCGGCAACATAGCTGCGAGCCGTCCGGTCGCAGACCTTGAAAGTAGTGCAAGTTTTGGCAAGCACTTCAGTGTAGCCGATGCCGCTCAAGATCCATTGAGCGACCTCGTCGATGCGCTTGTCTTTTTCGATTTGCGAAGTCATGTCGTTGCAACTTTTCTACTCTGTTGGTCAAACTAAAACATTGACCGCATCCTCGTTTGGTTTCCTTAAATATCCTTCCTTACTTGGTTCCGCTCCTGCCTGTGCGCTATTGAGTCGTGCGTAGTCCTCCGGTTTCGCCTTGTGGCACGCGATGAAAGTCTCGGTCGCATCTTCCGCTGGCGCATTGCATGTAAATCGGGAGTCGTTCTCCGGTATTACGCGGATCAGATGCAAATTGATCGCTACCGTCGCATCGCTGCTCCGGTGGTGCCGCACCAGTTCTCCATGCCAGTGTCGCTGTTGCAACGCCAGCGCCGTCGCCCGCGAGAGCGCGTAGCCGCACCCGCCATGAATGGATGGAAATTTGTGGGTGTCGTTGGATAGCACGCCCTGCACGCATCCAATGGCGTGATGCTCGTCGGGATTGAGGTCGATCAGTCGCAGTTCCAAGCGCCTTGGAACAACGTAGCCGTCGTCGTCCACGATGTAGAGCCAGTCGTAATGCGGCTGGAACGTATCGAGCGCGTAGATCGTCTTGTCGATAGCCGACAAGTAATCCCCTCGCCCTACTTGCTCGTCGCTGACAAACCGGACGGTCGAGGGTTTTTGAACGTGGCGCGTCCAGTTTTCGCAGAGCGTGCGCCGGTCGCGGGTGCGCTCGCTCGTTTGGATGGCGTAGTCTATTCGCATGCCAACGGGTAATAAATGTGCGTTGCCGCGTCTTTGGGATGGTCTTTGAAAACTTGCTCGTCTAACTCGCACTGCAAATTCTGAATTGCCTCAAAAGACTTCACCGCCAGTCTGCCTACGCGAGATGTTTTTCCGTAGGTGTTGGGCAGAGTGCATGCCGCTTTAATCAGTATTGCTCTGACCTCGCTGATTTGCCGCCCCAGTTCTTGGTGTTCGGCCATTGTTAGTTTTTTTACCATGTGTATTCGATGGGCAGACGTTTGAATTCGCTCACCGGAATGTGGACGACGGGTTCCTTGTCCGGTTCCCACCGCACCTTGTTCGGCACCATGTATCCGACTGGATACGGCTTGCGCTGGATCATCATGTAGTGAATCCCTTCAAGCCACTCGACGCAAAAGGCGACCGGCAAGAGGTCGGTCATCTGCATCGCGTGAACGTATTTTTGGGCGCTCCATGTCAGCGTGTTGTATTTGTTAATCGAGAGCAGTTCGCCGTCCTTGTCCTTGCGCTGACGGGCCTCGGCAAACGCCACAGCCCGCCCGTTCCGAAACAGCACAGCATCCACGCAATAGGCTTTAGAGCATGGCGCGGCCTCGCACTTAAACGCCTCGGCGGCGGTGCGGATGATCCGCTCCTCCACCTCGCGGTGCTGTGCTGTTTCAAACAGAGGCATCAGAAGGGTATATCGGAGCCGTCGTCTTCGTCAGTGACCCGCGGTGCCGCCGGTTTCGGCGCATTGTAGTCGGTCTTCTCCTTGGGTTTCCAAGGCGGGCCAACCTTGATCGACAAGAACTCGTTGCCCGCTTTGGACGTCTTGTTCCAAATCGAGATTTCCAGTTCCTTGCCTTCGATGTTTAGCGGGCCGGAGTAGTCCGGCGCGTTGGGGTTTTTCTTTTCCCGCGGGAACGCTGCCCCGCGGTTGTTGTCGTCGTATGATTGCATGTTGTGTTTATGTTTGTGATATCCAGCGTGCCGTTGGGCAGTGCTGAAATTTGATCGCTGCGGAAGTGGCAAATCGCGCCGTGGCGTTCCATGACCACCGTCCAGATGTCGTTGGCCAGATTGCTCTCGCGGCTAACGATGATGGCCCATCCGTAGCCAATAGGCGTCGAAACGGGGAACGGGCGTTGCAGTTCCAGCATCATCGCAAAAAGTTCCGGCGGGCTTCGATTAGCGTCATATCGAAGCGGCCCCCACACACATGTCGGGCGATTGCCACATGCACGTTGACACAGCCTGTTCCGCCGGAAAGTTTCATGGGCGCTTCTTTGTTTTGACTAAACCGATACGCCGAAAATGTTGCGGGTTGCGGTGAATCCACGCGATGACCTCGCCGGTATTGTGAACGTCCGCGGCCCAGACGGCGTTGTCGCTGACCAGCGGGCAATGTTCGGCAAGGATATTCATCACTGCTGTCTCATCGTCCTGCATGCTGTAGGCGATGAAGTCCTCCAGACTGTTGGGCATCCTGCGATTTTAGGGGTGTGGTCAAATGAACTTTTACGCCCGCCTGCTGCATCGCTTCGACAAGTGCTGTCGCGTAAAATTGCACGTTATCCCACCGGCCATGTTCGGTGACGTTTCGCAGTC